AGCGCTGTGTCGTAGACGGGTGGGCAGATACCCCGGGACGGTGCTTTCGGCTCTCTGGGAGCCTCTGGGCGCGCCTGAGAGGTGCTGGTGAGCCAGATGTCGGCCCACGGGTCGAGGGAGGCGGTCGTCGGAGCCATTTCACTATCCGAAGGGAGGGCGGATAGGCCCGCTGCTCCGACGACGCCCATCGCCGAGAGGAGGATGATCGCGAACGGGTTCACGCCACGCCTCCAGAATCGAACTCTTCCCCGATCGTGTTGAGGGTGAGAGTGACGGGTTTCGACCATAGGGCGGGGTGAGCCGAGAGAGGCATCGGGCCTTCGACTGCTCTCATCTGGAGCGAGGCTGACTTTATCCTACCCTCATTCGTCGTAATCACCGTCACTTTGAGCTGAAGTCCGTCCGGCGTCGTGCCGAATAGACGCTGATAGCGGAAGAGTTCCGCGTCTTGCTGTGTCATTCTGAGCCTCCTTATGACTCGGAATCTATGGTAGGGGAACGGTGCTCTCAGATGGTGGATTTCCGAGGACTACCGTCTTACGAATCATCCCGACCGGTATCTGGAGAACGGAGTCGAGGGCGTCATCTGAGCCGATCGACTGGGCAACGACGACGTGGCCTCTTTTGGCGTCCGGGAGGAGGAATCCGACCGTCTGGACGACGTACGGGTCAGAGTCGAGCTCTTCGAGAGTCGTCCACGAGTGCTCGGCGTGTGCGTCGTGCCAGATGACGAGCACCGGGACTGCATCTAGTCGAGCCATAGGACGAACTCCGCGGTCGTGATGCCTGCCTCCGGGTCGACGAAGTGGAGGCGCTGGGATGGTCGTCCTTGAGCTGCGAGCTGCTCGGCTGCGTAAACGTTCCCGGACTCTGGGGAGCCGGTGACGAAGACTCGAGCACCGTTCGGGATCGTGAGACTGAGCGGAGTGTGATAGTGGCCCATGAACGCTTCGTCCCATTCCGGAGTAATGCCTGCCGCCCATCCGGTGAACTTCTTGATGATCGCGAAGATCGGCGTTCCACCGAATGAACGAATCTCGTCGCCGTGAACGAGGAGGGCGCGATACTTGCCAATAGTGAAGTGTTGGAAGAACTCTTCGCTCATCTGCCACGAGATGCCGAGGTCGGTCGTGCGGTCTTGGGCGATCTTGTAGGCCATGCGATCGAAGTTGTCGCCGCGTGGCATGGTGCCGAACTTGCCTATCCGTCCGTGATTTCCGAACTCGCAGATGACTCGCACCGTCTCGAAGTTCGCTGCGAGTGTGCGGACGAGTTTCTCGATGATGCGGGACGTCTCAAAGAGCTGCTCGAAGAGGTACGCCTCGACTTCGTAGAGCTGCGACTCGAAGATTCCGAGTCCCTCGACCATGTCCCCGCCGAGCATGAGAACGGCTTCCCGGACTGGATGATCTTGACGCTGAATCTCCGTTATACGGAGCACCTTTGAGGCGAAGAGGTCGATTCGTTCCGCGCACGTCTCGACAGAGTAGGACGTCGTCTTCTTGCCGAGTTGCCAGTCGGTCGCATGGATGAGGGCGACTTCGGCTTTCTTTGATCGGCGATCACGTTTCGCGATGACCGGCTTCGGAGTCTTGACTGCGAGCGCAGCCTCTCGAGCTGCGCGATAGACGGCTTCGACGAGCTCTTCCCGGGCGGCTTCTTTTGTTGCGAGCTTTCTTTGCGTCTTCTTGAGCGTCGACTGAAGCTCTTCGATGATCTTCAGATGGTCGAGTTCATCTCGCGGAGGCATAGCCCTCTAGCTTTCTTCGGTATCTGGTGAGTCCGTTCTCGTTGACGCCTTGCAAGCCTTTAGAGATCATGAGGTCGAGGATCGACCGGGTCGAGTAGATGTCGGCTCGACGTAATGCTTCGAGCCATTCCTCCCGATCCTTTTTTGTTTGTGCGTCTAAGAACTCGTTGATGATGGCGTGATGAGTTTTAGTCGGATGAAGTTCGTCCAGAATCCCCACTATGAGCCTCCTCGTCGTCGATGTGTTGGATTAGTGCTTCCGTAGCTTCGTCGAGCGAGTCCTCGATCTCGTTGAGGTGATCGTCGATCTGTTCCAGCGTACGCCGAACGAAGGCGTGATCGGTGGCATTTTCGCGTCGTGCGCGCTCGATGAGAGCTGCCGGGAGGCCTGCGGCAATCACTCCGAACGCTGCGATGATGGCGACGAGGACGGTTTCCGTCATAGGTTTACTCCGGAGGGGAGGCTTTCGCCGAGGACGTACCGAATGTGCCACGGTTCGGACTGCACTTCCCAGCTCCAGCCGAACTCGTCGCAGTGTGCGAGGAGCCATTCGAGGCGCCCGTTCTGTCCGACGTTCCAGATGTCTACCGCGCAGCCCCAGCCATGATTAGAGGTTCCCGGCGTGGCAAGGGGAGCTAGTCCGGGCTTGAGGTACCATGTCGCCACGTTCCATGTTCGGGTCGGACGTCCGGCGAGTGGCGTCTTTGTGTAGCGCTGGAGGAAGACGGCTTCCTGCACTGAGTAGGGACGGTAGGCGTCGAAGGCTGACGTCGGCTTGAGGACGACGCCGTCGAGCTTCGCGGCTTTCTTCATCGCGGCCCATGATGCCGCCGCAGTCAGATAGAGGAATCCGGAAGGACGGATCGCACTAAGTAGATCGGGCGAGAGTTTTCCGTTCTGCTGACCTTTGAGGCCAGTAGGGAGAACGAATCTGCGGACGGGGAGACTATTCGGAGCCACGACCGAACGCAGCGTCCTTCGGGTTAGCCCATCGCATGAGAGGAGGTAGAAGAGCTGCGACCGCAGCCTTGACGAGGTCGTCCGGGGCGTAGTTGCCGGTCGAGGCGACTGCGATCACTGCGGCGACAACACTTCGAGCGTACGAAGTGAGCGCAGCTTTTTGACTCTCAGAAAGATTCATTAGGCGCCTACAAGTGCTGCTATTTCCTCGTTTGACAAGCCCAAAGCGGCAAGTTTGGCGCGGGCGGATGCGAGCGCGGCGGCTTTTGCGTCGGCAGCGGCGGCGGCGGCGGCCTGCCACTCGTTCGCTTCTTGTCCGGCGGCCTGCCATTGTGCGTAATCGTCGGCGGTCATCTCTCGTACTTCGTCACCGATCTGAATAGTTGGTCGTGGCATGGTGTTTCCTAACTGTTGACGAATCCATAAACGCGGTAGTTGCCGGTCATGTCGCCGGTGCTTGTCAGCAGCGTAAATGCGTCGAACACCGTCGTTAGATTTATTGTGCCGCCAAAGTTTGCCACAACTGCTGCACCACCATCAACCGTTTGGCCCGAGTGCAGCGTGGCGCGTGCTAGTTGTGGTGCGTAGGCAGTGAGCTGAAAACCGTGGGCGTAAACGCCAGAATCTTGGGCACCCGAAATAATGGTGTGAGACGTTCCGGACGCTACGCCGATTTGTGACGCTCCTGCCGCGCTGTTTGCCCTGTTTTGCATCGTGAAATAGTTCGCTGACGTGGTGTCGGTACCGCTAGCGCGCCAACGCAACAGAATGTTCATTGTGGTACTAATGGCAGAAATGTCCACCACGATTAGATAATTCGTGTACGTCGACGTGAACGTGTTTGCTGGGGCCGAAACGCTTGCCACCGCGCTAAACGCCGCGCCGGTGATGTACACTAATGCGCCCGACGTTGCCGGGCCGACGGTTGCCCATGCCGCGCCGTCGTAATACTGCACCACGTTGGTCGATTCGAGATAGCACAACTGACCCTCGGCAAGAGTCTTTTCACCAGAGCCGCCGAACGCTGCGTCTCTAGCGGTCGTATCTGCGAAGACTGGAACTCCGGTTCGTGCACTCTGATTCTGTTGATCGGCTGTGAGAACTTGTCCAGCTGTAAAGGTTGGGACTGTTGTCTGTGCGTTGGCGCCCATAGTTCCTAGAGCCTAGCCGACTAGGTGAGGACGTTGTCCGCGTCCATGCGTCCTCGGAGGCTGTCGTCGAGGAGGAGGGCGTAGACGATGGTCGTCGGAGCCGTGTAGAACGTGACCGTCTCGCCGCGGAGGTCGACCCGGTGGGAGATGCCTTCGACGGTGAGTTCTTCCGTGACGGTGAGCGGGGAGCCGGTCGTGAACGTGCGAGTGACTGCGATCGTCTCACCGATCTCGACGGCTGCGACCGCGTTCTTTTGCCCGGTAGTGAGAGAGCCGAAGAACGTTGCGACGCCTGAGAATCGTGGCTCCGGGGAGCCTTCGAGGAGGTAGTTCGCGAGCGTGAGCGCTTGAGCGTCTGTTGAGAGGAGGGAGTCGGTGATGCTTTCGGCCTGCGTGAAGTAGAGGGCGATCGAGGTCGGGTCGGTGGCAGTCTGGGCGGTTCCTCCGGGGCGTTGGACGGTTACCCGGTTGAGGACGGAGTCGACGGTGAAGTCGACGAAGACTTCCCTATAGGGCGTGTTTGTGCCGTCGTCGGCGAATGTGACGCTCGGAGCTGAGAGCGTGTTACCGATTCGAGGCTGGAAGACGAGGTCGCCGTCTGATGCGCGGACGAAGATTCGACCGCGTTCGGCTGCGTCTATTTTGCGAAGGTAGTCGAGGGCGTTTGTGCCTTCGGCGATCGCGTAGTTCCCGAGTGTTGTCGTCCCGGTCGTAATGTCTCGAAGGGAGGCGCTCCAGCCGACTTCGGTTCGGTCGAGGATGGTCGAGACTCGAGCCGAGGAGAGCTCTAGAGTGGGCGTAAAGGCGTTGAGGAATGAGTTCGAGAGGATGAAGAGGTCGTCGGCTGCGATGATCGTCACTTGAGGGATCGCTTTCGGGCCGACGTAGTCATAAGTGAAGTCCACGACTCGACCGCGGAAGATGACTGTCGAGTTCCGGGTGATGCGTATCTGACGCAGAGGGGAGAGTCCGGGTGTGTCGTCGAACTCATCCCAGTAGATGCTTGCCTCGTTATACGGGTCGAAGGCTCGAGTCGTGTCGCGGGCGATGATCGTTGCTCGTCCCGGGGCGATCGAGTCGAGGACGGTCTTCTTCCCGCGGTCGATGTTGACGGAGACGACGTCGATCTCGGCGAACTGGTCGACGCCGTCGAGAACGTAGGTCGTCCCGTTTAGGATGCCTTGCTGAGTGTCGTTGAGTGTGAAGCCGTCGCCGAAGCCGACGTCGAGCTCTACGGTGAGCGTCCCGCCGGTGATGATGTTCGCGGGCATGGCTCAGACTGCTATCTGAACGTCTAACGGCCCGGAGACGAGGTTATAAGTCTGGAGAGCTTCGACGACGAGATTCGGAAGGTTCGCGTCCGCCGTTACGGTGTTCACGGTGACGTTGTAGATCGCCTGCTTCGGTGCGTAAGCGGCGTCGAGCGCCGATGGAATCTCGTAGAATCGGCTCTTCGCTGCGTACGCGGAGGATAGTTCCGCGGGCATCGTGTAGAAGCGATTCTTTGCGTCGTAGGCGCTCGGATCGAATGGACTTGCCGCAGCTCCTCCGCCTCCTCCGCCACCGCCTCCACCGCCGCCGGTCGACGTTCCGCCTCCGACTGGCGGGATAGTGAACGATGGCATCGACGAGGCGCCCGACTCCATTCGGTCGAGCCGGTCGGGGATTGCTGCTCCGGGAGCTGATGGTGCGCTAGGAGCTGCACCGAACGAGCTCGAGATCGACACTTTACCGATCTCCGGGATGTTCTCGAACGGGTTCAGTTTGTTCGCTTGACGGATCGCAAAGTTCACGACGTCGATGATGCCGTTCACGGCTTTCTCGAATGTGCCGACGAGGAATCCTGCGATCTTTAGCACGAATGAGCCGAGAGATGAGAGCGCTCCCATGAACGTAAAGACGACGTCGATCACCGGGCCGATCGCCTTTCCGACGACGTCGAAGGCGACTCCGAGGACTTTTGTCAGTGTTGGGGCGACGTAGGTAGTCACGAACTTGATGAGGTCGCCGAAGAAGTCGCGCATCTTCTGAATGTTCCCCGAGTTCTCTTGTATCTTGTCGGATACTTTCTCGAAGATTTGACGGAGTCCGTCGAAGACTTTGATCGCGACGTCACGGATCACCGGGACGAGTTTCTCGCCGATGAACTCGGCGACCTGCTGGATGAACGGGAGGAGTCTGTCTCTAATGACCGGAACGACTTTGTCTCCGATGAAGATGGCGATCTTCTCGAAGATAGCTGCGAGTGCTGGGCCGTACTTGTCGACGAGTTTCTGGAACGCTGGGACGACGTCTTCGACGATGAACTGGGCGATCTTGGAGAGCACCGGGAGGACGTAGTATCCGACTTGTTCGACGAGCTCACCGAAGAAGATTTTGAGTCTGTCGACTTGTCCGGAGAAGGTTCCTGCGGCTGCTGCCGCTGAGCCTCCGAAGGTGTCTCCGAGGACTTTCATTACTTCGTCGAGGGATGCGCCTTCTTTTATCATCGTCGCCATCTCCGGCGAGAGGCTGCGCAGTGCTCTGAAGTTGCCTTCGTAGGCTTTTGCGAGGGCGTCGGCGATGGTCGTCTGATCGGTTTGGAGCGCGGTAGAGATGTCGAGGACGAGCGTCATGTCCCGGAGGGCGGTTTCGGCGTCTTTCGTGCCTCTAATGAGCGCCTCGTAAGCTGGGCGGAGTTTGTCGTCTGCGACGCCGGTCGCGAGACTCATCTCGCCGAGCT